ATAATAAAGTTGGTTATTGCCACGATCTTTTTCACTTCTTTAATCCCAAATTTTGAATCTATATATTCTTTATACTCCATTACTATCATTCCAACATTTACACTACTTATATAGGATTTATATACTCAGTCTAGCGTATTAAATTTATTACTATAATATAAAGAAGATATTAAGCAATAAAAAATATACATAAAAAACAGTAGAAATAGGTGGTGGACTGAATGGGCTATACTAAGAACCTAATGGATAGGGTTCAGATGTTCAATGCTGCTACGGCACCTGACAGAGTAGGGAAGAGATACGACGGCTCTAAGACTATCGCTATAAACAGATACATCGCTGCGGTAGCTCCATTTGTCACTGTTAGAGAACTGACAAGGAGCATCCTTGAAAGGAACGGAGTTCCTGCGGCACTGCACGGATCCTACTATGGCTTTGCCATGCAACTGGTAAAAGCTGCCCAGAAACACTTTGACAAGGATCTCGACAATATAGTGAGCGGACTGAAAGCTGAATTTGCCACCAGAGGACTGGATCCAACAATTCTAGATGCAATTTCAAAACTCATAGCTTAGGGGTGAGACCAGATGCCCAAGAACCTAATGGATATGAATAGTAAGTATGTAGTAAAGTATGATGGAACAAACGTCACTACGAAGCTAACTGCTGTCCAGCCGATAATGCAGGCTCGCTATGAGGCGGCTCAATCTGCTATATACAATGCAGTCGAAACTGTTAGGAGCATATTGAGCGATCAGGGGATCCCTGGCACTCTGTGGGCAGGCTATCTCGCTTTCGGTGAGCAGATAGCGAAGCTGACATTCAGCTTCAAGGGCCTTGCTCTTGCGAAGGAAGTTTCGGCAAAGAAGGCTAAGTTCGTTACCGCATACAACCTCGATCCAAAGATACTTGATGCCATAGCGGCAGCTATAACTGGCGGACTGCCTGCCTACTAACAGAGCCTTCAGCAACCTATTCCCTAAACTAATCTTTTTTTATTAACCTACATTCAGCTTCTCATTCTTTATTCTATTAACCAAAGTTTCAAGGTCTTCCGCTCTTTCAACATCTTCAACATCTATTTTGTATAGCCCACTCTCAGTTCCTTTCAGCTTATCAACTGGGACGAACTTCCATCCTTCCATGCCGACATACTTCACTGCTATATATGCTTCTCCACCTGCCCTTGAACTGAATGAAACCAGCTTAGTGACCTGCTCTCCCGTCAGGTATATTGGTCTCTTTTCTACTGCGGTCTTTGCTTCTATTGAAATGACCTTTCCTCTGTAAATTGCTACTATATCAGGGTAGAATATCTTGGTTGCCCTGGCGCCACTCGCAGGCGCTCTCATAACAGCAAATCCTTTGTTATACAGTTTTTTAACTAGATCCCTTTCATGTGAGAACCCACGGGTCTTATTCGTCATATGCCATCATAAAGTATTTTTATACCTTTGATATTTTAAATATTTTTAGGCAGGTGGCATGGGGTCGTGGGAAATCAAGTAGCTATTATTACATCTTCGAGGGGGATAAGCCTCCAAACAGTTGCAGAACAAATTGCTAAGGTGATTATGGAAAATAGTAGCTATAAAGCAGTTATCTATGGCTACCCATCAGTAACCCCTTCATTCTACAAAGATGCGGATCACATTATAGTCGTTATGCCCTTTGACTCGGTTCACGCCACCACATACTTCTACTTAGCGTGGGAATTGAAAAATAGAGGGAAGAACGTTATGTTCTACACTACAATTGAAGGGAAGCCAATAATACACAACTATTCCGAGTGGGTAAGACGGGATCTCACATACATCGCCAACTCAGAATATACAAAGGAGAAGCTAGAGGAAGCGGATGTAAAAGTTGAAGGCGTCGTCTATCATGGAGTAGATATGAGGGAAATGAGAGCTTTCGCATGGAAAGGTGAGATGATCAGGCAGATGCTCGGCTTTAAGCAGGACGACTTCGTCGTGGGATATATAGCCAACCCAACATACAGGAAGGGGCACCACATTTTCCCCGAAGTTATAAGGAGAGTAGGGCAGAAAGACCCATCGATAAAATTTGTAGTAATAACCGACCCGTCTGTAAGGAGCTATTATGAGGGGCTCAATAACGTGCTTTTGGAAACTAAATTCGGCGGATTAACCAGGGACACAATAGCGGGATACTATCATGGTTTCGATTTATATGCGCAGGTAGCTTTGATAGAGGGCTTCGGCATGCCCGTCCTAGAGGCATTGGCAGCTGGAAAGATGGTGGTTCATGCTGACTATAAGCCACTAACCGAAATAACCACACCTGACACCAGCATAAGAGTTCCCGTTCTAACAAAAGAATACAGGAAAGAGGGATCGGGTATTCTATTTGAACTCCACTATTACAATCCAGAAGACTTTGCTAATGCGATAATCGAAGCAAAGCAGAAAATCCTCACTGAGGGGGATCAGATAAAAAAGAGAGCTAAAGAAAGGGCTAAAGAATTCGATATAAGAAAAACATATAAATATTTTGTCGATAGAATAAAGAAGTGAGGTGCAAAAAATGGCAGAAGAGCGAAAAACACCTGAAACTGTTCAACCCCCATATAACATATACCAGGCACAAGGCACGCAACCCGTTCCATATGCTCCAACACCAGAAATGGTGTCTCCAGAGCTGACGGCAGAACAAAAGGAATTCTTAGATGCGATGAACAACCTGATCCTTTCTGCGCAGGAATTGAGCTATGCGGTAGCATTGCTTCCCAATGATCTCGTCGAGAGCCATCCTGAAATAAGAGACTTGATGGAATCAGCAAAGAATGTGGTCAGAGCGGTTTACAGGTTTCATAAGCTTATCAAGAAAAGAGGACAAAGGTAAACTGATGTATGTCTAGAATCCTGCTACCACCATTCCCATCTCAAATAGATGGCGCAACAGTCTATATACTCGAAGTTACAGCTCGTAAATGGCTCGATGGGCAGACGCACTACCTTGTTTCCGTGATGGTCGAATGGAATGGGAAGAGATCGCAGGTCTTCTCTCTGGATGTAACATCGAATGAAGAGCTGATAGCTAAGCTGAAAGCCGAAATAGCAAAGTTTAAGTCCTTGTTCTACTCTGGTCTTCTCAGATAGGGCAAAAGCGAACCCTATAATTTATAAGTCATTTTTTGTTATATAATACTGTGAAAGGGAAGCAGATATGGAACTCTTTACTGCAGAAGATATTGAATATCTGCAGAAATTAATGGCAAAGACCGTTAGCGATGTTGGAGTAGAAAAGGCAGTCCAATACATCGACCTGTCCACCATAAATTTATCTGAATTAGCATCGGCGCTCCACGGAATAACCGACCCAATAGGGCAGCTTGAGCAATGGATATATGGTGTTCTTCAGACTGTGGCTAATTGGTTCAAGGGGGCAGTTGAAACCGTAGTTGATACTGTAATAAAGCCCATACTCAATACTATAACTTCGACCTTATCGAGCATGTGGTCGTATATTTCTAGTATCCCAGGCGCAGTGACCGACTTTCTGGGATTCATAAAGGGGAAGATTTCAGAAGCGTGGAGCTCGTTTTATAACAATTTTATTACCCCACTGACTGGCTTCATATCGAGCCTCATTTCAACAATATCTGGCGCAATACCTTCTATTGCTGACTTTTTCACCAAGACGATCCCGAACGCAATCTCTGGAGCAATAAATACAATCAGCAATTTAGCCTCATCAGTTTGGAGCAGGGTCGAGAAAAACATAATATCCCCACTTTCATCTGCCCTGTCGAACCTGATCGGCACAATATCTAGCGGACTGTCATCTGTTTCCGATTTCTTTACAAAAACGATCCCGAGTGCTATTACGAATGCCCTTAACTCGCTATCCTCATTCATCTCATCAGTTGGCGATTGGATACAGAAGAACATTATAACTCCATTCTCGAATGCTCTGGGGTCGTTTGCTAACTTAGTCTCAAATGCGGTTAATGCTGTCTGGAACTTCCTTTCAAACACACTGCCGAATGAAATTAAGAACGCAGTAGGAAAGCTATATTCTGCAATATCATCCGCATGGGACTGGCTGCAGAAGAATGTTATATCTCCCATAGCTGACTTTTTGGGAAAAGTGAAGGACACAATACTATCAGCTCTATCATCGGCATGGGATTTTGTAAAGAGCATACCCGAAAGAGTAGCTAGGCTTGCAGGTGCGGCTTGGAGCTGGATCAAGGAGCACATCATTACCCCCATATCTGACGCATTCAGCTGGATAGTTTCTCATGTAAAGGATGCGCTTACGGCAGTCTGGGACTTCTTTACTAAGACCATTCCAGAAAAAGCAAGGGAATTTGTTGATTGGATAGAAAAAATAGGCCCATGGATCTGGGATAAGCTTGTATATGCGGGGGAGTCTATCTGGGGAGTATTGAAAAGCCTCTATTCAGGCATGAGCAAAGTAGCAGAAGTTCTCGAAGGTGTTGGTGGAGTCCTGTCGAACATTAAAGTGGCATTCATGGGATTTGTGAACGGCATTGTCGATTTGCCTAACAGGTTGGCACAAATATTTAGAGATATAATTGATTTCTTCAAAGACCTAAAGGATAGAATAACTTCAATTGCCAGTTACGCCAAAGAACCCCTAGAATTTCTGAAGAAATATGTCTTCTCTCCAGTAATAAAAGGGCTATCTTGGATTTGGGATGAACTGAAATCAGGGCTTTCGTGGATATGGGACAAGATGGTTTCGTTTGGAGAGTGGATCTGGGGCGGTTTAAAGCAAATAGGTAGCTCTATTCTAGAAGGAGTCAGAGAAGCTTACTCATTTGTTGTGAGCATAATATTCTCGATGGCAGATTCGATAAAGAGCGCATTTCAATCTGTTATAGAAAAAGTTGTGTCTATGATCGCTATACCGAAAGAATCTTTCGCCAAGGTAGAGCCAGTAGTGAAGCCAATAGTCGAAAAAATAAAGAAGGATCTGGGGGTTTCTTCGCCACCTGGCCTTGATCCATCAAGCTGGGCAAATGCTTTCTTTACTGCTTTAATGGATTCGGGAGGATTGTATGGTTTATATTTCTTAGCACAGCTACCCGTCAGGGCTCTTGTGTTCGGTTTAAGGGGGCTTTCAAGGGCTCTCTATGAAATGTCAGGCCCTATCGAGATAGACGCTTCTCCTGTTGGAGTTGGTGGGAAATTCCAATTCAACCTGCTCCGTGCTTTGAGCGCATCGGTTACGCAGGCTGCCGAAGAAATAGAAAGACTCTCTAGTCAGTGGGCGCAATATTCTGTTATGGGTATGCTGTTCACATATGGAACATATGTTTCGAGGCTTATAACATATGAATTGAGGAACCAAATCCCGATCGAGTTGCCAGCTATTGAGCCGATACTCGAAGTTGGCAGGAGATTCAGATATGCTGATAAGATACCAGAGGTTTTGGGAAAAACTTACGATGATATATACCAAGGGCTAGTATACTATCTTGGCCTCAGGGGGTATAGCGATTTCGTAATAAAAGGACTGCTGGCGAAGGAAGATGAAGCTTACACGACTATATATGACAGGTTCGGGATTCTCAGAAAGATACCAGTATCATTGCTATATAATGTGCCATCACCATCTGTAGTTGCGAGGATGATCATAAGAGACGTAGTAATTCCGCCTCAAGTATCATCTGAGGATCTCGAAAAAACAATTGTGAGGCTCTTCAGCTTAAGCGGAATGAACAAAGACTTATCATCTCTGTTCTTCCTGTTGCACTTCAGATACCCAGCACCAAATATACTGGCTAGGTTCTACTGGAGAGCACTGACTGGGATGACATGGCTTAGCGATCCAATGATTGAGCCAGAGCTTTTAAGCGCCTTCGGATTTTCAAATGCAACTAATGCAGTTCCGCCGAAGCAGTTGAACTTCAAAGGCCCAGATCTGACTAAAAACTTAAGGACGTATTTGAGGTGGCTAGACTACTTCCCAGGCGCATGGATCCCAGGTTTTGCTTCTGATACAGCTATCATGCTTGAAATGACAGCTGACACTCCGAGAAGGATAGACACGAGATGGATAGGAAGGTGGGGGTTAGCAGAGCACCTATCAAAGCTTGGGGCATCTATAACGACCGATGTATCCAACTTTATAGATTTGATGAAAGGAGCGAGGGGCAATGAAACATTCTCAAGCACCGTGTCACCTGGCATAACAATGGACGTGACCATGATAGCCCGTATATTAGAAGGGACGGGATACCATCCGTATTATGTCCCCCTGCTTTCAGTAGCGTGGATGCACCAAGTCCTCTCAGATGAATTTACTCTACTGAGGACTGGGTTCTTGAATGCCTATAAAGAAGGATTCATCGACTTGAACCTGACGGAGCAGCTTATGAGCGGTCTTTTCACAATCAGCTTCCTTACTGGATATATTGAGCCGACGACGGGCAATGCAGTAACGTTCACATACAATAAGCCTATTTTCTGGCTTCCTGCAGAACGAAGGTTGCTCCAGCTTAGGATGGTGTTTGACAGATACACGACCATAACCAGAGAGCTACTGCATGATGTTATTAATGGGATAAGGCGGTTAGCGGTTGAACCCGAAAAGGGAATGCAGATAATCACTGGCTTCTTTAACGACGTCGCCCCAATTTGGAGCAGTGAAGTAAAGGCAATAACAGGGACTGCGTGGATCCCTTCGCTTGATAAGAACTACATATCAGTATGGATAGAATACGCTAACATCCTGAGAGATATAGAGGCGAAGATGTGGATTAGAAACTACTTAATGAGGCTCGCAGGATGGTTGCTGTATAGGGTAGGATACGGATGGCTCGAAAAGTCAGACTACACGAACTTCTTGAACAATTTGGTTAATAGTGGATGGCTCACGGAGCAGGAAAGGGACTTCTTCCTCACTACATTCGACTGGCTTAACAATATAGTAGTTAAAGAGACGATCCCTACTCCAGCAACTCTGGCAACACTTTCTGAATATATGGTTATTCCTGACGACATAATAACTAAGGCACTCAGTGCTCTGAGAGTTCCTGACGACTGGAAGCCATTCTATACCGCTTACATTAAGACGAGGCCCTATAAGACTGACTACAAAGCGCTTCTTAACACCGCAAAGAAAGCACTGCTGAAGGGAGTTATAGGTCAAGATGATTGGAATGCCTATCTGCAGGATGCTAAGGATTTTGGCTTCACGGATAAGGAGATAGAGCTGATAAGCAAAAATGCGGAGCTTGATCTGGCTATAACAGAATTCACATATAAGATACCGACCCCATCCACGCTCGCCACATTCTCTGAATACATGTCGATTCCATCCAACTTAATTGATAAATCTATAAAAGTATATAAAGTGGATCCCGACTTCATACCATTCTATAAGCAATATATTTTAGTAAGGCACCTGAAATCTGACTACAAAGCACTGCTTACCACGGCTCTGGATGCCCTAAAGAGGAATGTTTTGAGCAAAGATGAGTATGACTCATATCTAAAGAGGGCTTTGGACTACGGATTCACCGCAGAAGAAATTAATATTATGAGCGAGAACGCAGACCTTAAGCTGAGAATAGCGAGCGCAGATACATCTATCCCCACGCCAGCAACGATTGCTACATTAGCGCAATACATGACCATTCCGCAGGATTTGATAAATAAGGCATTCGACTACAGAAGGATCCCCCCTGAGTGGAGGCCCTTCTGGCTAAATTACATTAAGATAAGGCCTATTGTGGGAGATGTAAGAGCGCTTCTGAATTCTTATCTGAGGGCAATAAGGAACGGGATCACGATACCATCGGACATAGATTCCCAGGTAAAGAGCTACCTCTCTATGGTTGGAATAACACAAGATGAGCTGAACATCAGGCTCCTCGCCGTTACCCTAGACACGATGAACCAGTCCATCCCCACATTGGCTCAAATCGCAACTATGGTCGAATATATCGACGTTCCATTGGACTACATACAGAGCATCCTGGTAAAAAGGAGAGTGGATCCCGTCTTCGCTCAATTGTGGCTTAACTATATATCAGTAAGGAGCATATCATCTGAAGTCAATACATTAGCGGGGACATTGAGAAGGATATATGAATACTTCTCAATATCTGCCGATCTATACAACTACATAAAGAACATAATGATGAGTGGCGGATGGACGCCGCAGGAAATAGCGATATTCGAAACAGACCTAGCACTCAGGAAGCAGTTGAGGATATATAACTATCTGATTCCCTCGATAAGGCAGGTAATAACGGATGGGCAGTATCTGCCGAACTACTCTCAGTTGCTTAACGATGTAATTACCGCCAGAGGAATAGAAATAGAGAAGTATAAGGCTCAAGTAGATTACTACCAGAAGCTTCTCAAGAACAGGAGAATTTGGAGGCACTTCAGCTGGTTCAGAACACAGCTTATGTATGCATATGAGGTCGGAGCGATAACTGACGATCAGGTAACGCAGGCTCTCCTGCCGTTCAAGCAGATGGGATTGGTAGATGACGATGAGATAAACATCATACTGAATGGGTTCAAACTGAGGAGATTATACTATGCC